TGAATATCATGGTCGCCAATTTCAACGTTTAGGACTTCGACGTCATAGACTCTCATTCCATTTTCGTTGAAAACCATTCCTGGACGTGGAGAACCATCTTCTGATTTCTTACCAAGAATGATGTTACGAACATGATCTTCGCTTGCCGACCAGAAATCTTCTACTCTAATCTTGCGAAGAGAGGCTTTCACCACACTTCGTACGTGATCGCAGAGAAGTTTTACATAGTTGGATACGCTAAACCACTTCGTGGGATCGTCTCCTTCAAAGTTGACTCTTAGAGCAACCTTTAGTTGCACCTTGACATGATCAGCAGTTTCGGCCGTGATAATGTCGGTTACTTTGTTGTGCTCAACCTGGAGATAAGCAGTCTTGAACAACTTATCTGTGGTCTTTGGACGCCAGTGCTTAGAGCAAGAGTTTCCAAAGTTTCATTGAATCCAAGTAGAACACGCTGTGGTCCTCTTTCTACACGGCGATTACCGGCAGTATCAACTACCATAACAGCATAACCTGTCCACGGGTTGATTTTTGGAACGCGGCAAATTTGTCATTTCCAAGCGTGACGGTTCGAGGTTCGGAATAAGTTGCGGCACGAGTAAACTCGTCACCACCCATTTCTGCTCCGGACTGATAAGCCGAAAAACTTGCATCGGCAAATACAGCTTCCTCTAGGCGCATGCTGTTAGCAGCAAGGCCCTTCTTTTTCATCGTAGTTGCTAGATCACCCTCAGAAACCATGCCCCGACGAGTAGTCGGAGAACGTTGCTGGATAGCTCTAAGAGTACGGTTGTACTCCATCGCCTCAGCATTTCCAGGATACATTGCCTCAGATTCGGCATCAGTTAGAACACGACGAACAAACACCTCTTTTCGAGGATCGGGTAGGCACATTGTGCCATCCTTGCCGCCATGAACCATTCGAATTGCTCCGGTATGACGGTCGAGAACATATCGTCCATCACCAGCCGGAATAGCCGTTGCAAAATGCTTTGTTTTCCGTCATAGCGAATGGCAGAATGCTGTTCGCATGGGAAATAAATTGGCGTAGTTTCGCCAGTAATGAAAAGCTCGTCGCCTTCCTTGTAGGTTTTACCCTTTGGACCATGATCACCACTGGTATCAGTGTACTCGGCAATAACCTTGATATGAAGGCCCTGAATAGAACCATTCAATTCGATTGGTCGGAAAATGCGCTCGCCATCATTGTTTGTGTAAAACGTTTCGGTTGGAAGTGGGAAAACCACGTCTGGTCCACGAACATAACGCTTGTTTCCGTTTTCGTCGATAAGAATGCAGTATTGGAGACGCTCTAGGGTAAGAGCTTCACGAACATACTTGCCTCTCTCGTCAGCTACAACTTCGATACCGGTCGGAGGAATGTAGAAGCTAACTTCCGTTCCTCTAATAACCAATAGTCGGCCTACGGAAAGATCCTCAGGGATGCTTTCGGTTGCAACCAAAACTTCTGCTTCGGTTTCATCAGGTGAACCGGAGGATTTTTTGGTTGTAGCATCGGCCGATGCTTTCTTCATAACTGCATCGGTCCAGTTTTCCTTTGCTGCTTGCTCGTCGTACACACGTACGATAAGATACTGGTTACTGCGAAGCTGATGGCCTTCAATAACCTTGACATGCTGTCGAGGCCAAAGAGCAAAGCTTACAGGGCCAGGAATATGTACACGCTGACCAATCAGAAGCTCCACATCAACAGACTTGGTGCCTGCTTCTGGAAATTTTCCATCCTTGGTCGGGTTGTACATTACTGCATAGTGACCAGTTGGCACCACAGTATTAACCTGTGCTGCTTCACTAAGAGGCACTGCCTCAAAGCGACCAGACTGGATATTGTAGACAACTGGTTCATCCTGCGCTTGTGCGTTAACAACAGTAGGACCGCAACGAACACAGGTTACACCATTGGTTGTATCACGAGTATACACGAATTCACCACGTGGCAATACTAACTCATTGGTCGTACGCCTGCTGGCTCTACGCCGTGGTATGCCTCGTTCGTCGAGTTCATCGACATAATCAAGTTCATCAGCCATTTTGTTTCTCCGTTTTGTAAGATCCGGAGCTAGCTTGACCTTTGTAAGATCCGGAGCTAGCTTGACCGACGTGGATTACTTCATAAACCGGGATATGAATCTTAGAATAAGAAAGAATTCGGGTGGTCGAATTTGATAAATTAAACAGTGGCTTTTGCTTTTAGGGCTACCTGTTCTAGCCAAGCAAGCAGATTATCATCAACTAAATCTACTTCCCTTTTAAGCTCTTCAATCATGGCTTCATCGGCTTCTTCGGAAGGCTCGAAATACTTGTGTAGATCAGACCAAGCTTTTGTTGCTTCTTGCATGGCCTGTATAAACTCTTTGAGAATATCTTTTCCTTCACCACCAAGATTGCGTTGTAAAACATCGCCTGTATCAATTTGTTCTTGAATGGCTTCTCGAATTAGCTGTCTGAGTTGTGACCTGGTGATTTTCATTATTGCGTCCGTTTCTCTTCGAAAAGATATTCTAACAAATATCCTAGTTTCTGTTCTTCGAGATTTTCTCTTGATTTCTTACTTTGCTTTTCTTTCGGCAAAAGCTTTTCAATGCGGAAATTTAGCAAAGGTTTGCCATTGATGGTTGGTTGTCCAAGTTCGTTGACTCCAATAGACTTCACTTTAATTCGTTTATTCTTAAATTTACCGCCTAAAAGGATATCACCAACTTCTATGTCTAGTTCTATGGACATTGAACTTAAATAGCAAAAGCCCGATGGAAAATCGGGCTTGCTTTGGGTTTGTAAAGCAGAAACTTATCTTAAGTTGGGTTTTAGGAACATTGTACTACAATCATTGCAATACTGCGTTATCAAACCTGGATATTAGAAGTTGAGATTTGGATGCTCTTTTTTATGACATTCAGAACACAATACCAGACCCGACACGTTATTTTTAATATGATAATCAGCTACCTGTTCTGCTATGTGAATTTTTAGATTGAACATTTTATCATTATTGGGATGAATGGATTTTGAAATAAAATATTCCCAATTATTTTCTTCTGCTACTGTTTTCAAGATGGTTGAAAAATTTTCTTTGTCATGGTGTACGTGCAAATTTTTTGGCGACTTACATTTTTTACATTTAAATTGCGCAGCTGCTAACAAGGGGTATTTCCATTCCTTGTAAAGTTTGGTGTTTGAATAGGAAACCTCATAAAGAGATGAAATTCCGCCTTTCCATTGTGAATGTTCTGGTCCGTAGAGTGTTGGCACGGTTCCATTCAAGCGACCTTTCTTCATACGTTCAGCCCGAACTTTGAGTTCTTCAGAGTTGGAAGAGATTGTTTCAGAACCTTTTACTCCGTATTGAGCTACAGAAGAGTGGTCTTCTTTAGTTAAGCCCTTGTTCCAGATTCTTAATTCACCTTCCTTCCACATTCTGTTTCGTGTCTTTTGACTTTTTTCTTGAGCTTTTTTATTGTTGCCCCAATTGTTTTTACCGGATACACAGGCGGCGTGCCCTCGAACAAATTCTCGAAATCCACGTGACATGTCAAGATACTTTACTTCGCCACCGCAACCACACCCACACGTGGGTTCAATGCCATTGCGGTATAAAAGTGTATAAAGCTTCTTCGATGTTCCTTTGTGCAATTTACGAAAATGCACAGACAAAGAAATTAGTTTGGAATATTGTTTATCACAAATGGGACAGTTAAAAGACATGAGCCATACTCCATTGTTAGTTTGAGTATGGCTCAAATGCTGTTAGTTGTATAGGTTACTGTATGTTTTGATATTGCTTGTTGCTTCCCCATATACTCGTAAGCCCTTGAAAACACAGGGGAAAAATAACTCAAAATTGTAAAACTGCGTTGTCGAAGCGGATGGTCAGCGAAATTTCTGCAAGGTCAGCAGTTGAGTCGTAAGAAACGTCATTGAAGTTAGCTTCTGTAATAAATGCGCCCTTGATATCCCATAGCTGAACTACGGTACCAACTGGGTCAAGCATTTTGAGCTGAATGTCACGCTTGTAGAAATCTGCGTAACCACCACGGCCGGAAACTGATTCGAAGCAGAGTCGGATCCATTCCATTACCTGTTGTGCGCCTGCTGGTGCGATTGGATCGTGAAGAGTAACCGAAATCGTACCAAAGGTTGTCTTACCTGCGAGGTAACGAGTGTGGTTAATCCAATTGACCGTAACTTCTTCTGTGGTGTAAGTTGGTCTTGCTGCGGTCTTCACAATGAAAGAGTCAATGCCTTCAATAGCAAGTAAGAATCTACGCTTTGCAAGCGGTTCAAACTTGGTAGGTAGCATATCGGTTACTGAAAGAGTTTCTGCCATGGTTTATTCTCCGAACTGTTCCTTTTCTTAAATAGTGGTTTCAACAGTTTTTAGTGGATGCTCAAATCCTTGTAGATGTAAATAGTCATGTTTTAGATTTTCTACTTACTTACACTATCGTTCTTCTTGTTTTGATGAATTTAGTCATTTTCAGGTTACATCAAACAAACATAACTATCATCATGAGTTTTTATTGCAATGGTTCTGTTGGTGGTATGCCAATAAAATTGAAAATTCTAAGCACGTCGGAAGAACGTACAAAAGGTTTCCAATTCCAAAAAAACCCACCCATGTTAGGAGAAGGGTTGCTGTTTCTCTTTGACGAACAAGAACCGCAAACATTTCATATGAGAAATGTCGGCTTCGATATTGACTTACTTGGATTTGACTCTGTTGGTCGAATGGTTTGTAAACTGCCGATGAAAGCACAAGCAGAAAAACTCTATAAGACGCCACCGGTCAAGTTTGTCATTGAGGCACCGAGAGGTTGGGCAAAATGTTTAGAGCCAGGAGAATGCGTTCTGAGGGTAAGAAGAATATCTTGAGACCCTACTTTACTCTTTGTTGAAGCAAGTACACATAGGTCTCATGAGTGTTTGCCGATGCTGCTAGTTGATCATTTAGACCAAGAGTAAGAGCACCCATTTCCTCTAATGATGCAAACATAGACTCAAGAAAGTCAAGATACGCCTTTTCAAGCCTAAGGCCAGATTCAGCAATTTCGTCAGCTGAAGCATCTACCATACAACCAGCTTCCTCCATAATTTTGACAGCATTTGAAGCAATCATCAATGGGCAAGCAAGATTTTCATCATTAGTAACACCAACGGCTTTCTCAATCGCACCGTCGATCTCATCTTGAACTTCTGTATAGATGCGATCATAAAGTTCAGCATGATCACCAGAGAAGCCGGTACCTTTTGTTAGATGATGTGCTGCATGAAACCAAAGATGAATGGCTCTAAGATAAGAAACATATCCTGCCAAAAAATTTTTGCAATCAGCAGAAATTTCTTTGGTTGAAAGTTTGTCAACTGGTTCGGTGTTAAATTGAATAGGAGCAAGTTCAGGTTCAACAGAAACAATTGGTGCATGCATGTCTGCGACCATGTCTACCTGTTCTTTTAGAATTCCTGCCAGTTGTTGCCATCTTTGTTTGGTACTCATTGTTCTTCCAATGTTCCAATATTTACTCAGATAAGTAGTTCAATAAAACTTCAATAGGCATTCTTGATTCGACCATCCGATCTTCATCTGATTTCTTTTCTTGTTCAACCAACTCCATGACCTGTTCAACAATGTTGCTAAAGGCAAGCTCGCCCAATCTAGAACCACCAATCTCTATATATTGCAGCTTGTCAACCAGACGTTCCTTATCAATCTTTGCCAGACGTTTAAAATAATCAAGGTAACTCTGTTCTCTTCCTTCACGTTCTTCGAATTTGGCAAGAGCTTTGACAAAATCTTTTAGCTTTAGATTCGGATCTGACATGTCAATGCCAGCATCAAAAAAGTATTCATACTCAGGCTTTGAACCGCCACGATAAACAGCATTGTAATATGGTTTGGACTGTAGATACTCCTCACGGGAATATTCCTGCCATTGTTCTTTCCCTGGTGGTTGAATCCAAACACGGGTAATTTGAGAAGGTTTTACCAATCCCATCAATAATGCTTGAGGCTCAGCCCCGCTGGAAAGAAGCGTGTAAGACATCCAGGGTCTAAAGGAATTTGGAAACTTTTCTTTGACCCAATCAAGAGCGGTTTGACCTTTCTCTCTCGTTATGTCTCGTCCAGTAACACCACTCCAATCAGTACCGTGGAGAAATTTTGCGTATGTTTTTATTTCTATAACTGCTCCACTACCAAATTGCCTAGCAGTTTCAAAATCTGGAGCAACGAAAACGCCTCTGTGTTCACTACCACCATATACACGTCGATAAACTTGGCGTGCATCAAAACCATTAATCATTCTGGCTAATTCAAGCGGTGTTGTTCCATGATAAACTGTAATAACGTCTGTTGGTTTAGCATTGGCAATTTCTTCTCGTTTTTCGGGGTCAATTGCCTCAAGAAGAAGAAATAGATTGTTTTTTTTAGCTAATTTCATGGTTCTAACAGCAGCATCTTTCAAGAATAATTAGGATAGTAAGGCAAGTAACGAATAAAAATACCCTTAAAGAAGCAACTTAGTTTATTTAGTCTTGTGATTAATGATTTCATTTTTATGTTTTTATGGTCAATTGTCGAAACTTATGAAGGAAAACCTATTTATTCAAGCCAATACTTGGCACCGTGTAATCAAAGGACCCAATGCGAAACTACCATTGGTTGTCAAAATCTTCAAATATCTAAAGAAGAACGGATAATTACAAACATGGCAAACTTAGAACAACTTTTGGAATGGCTTCTCAATGAACAAGAGGACCAAAAATATGATATCGATTACGTTTTACATGAGCCAAAGCGTAAAAAAATTCCTCACGAGAAGCTAAATCTCTACAAAAATGAGGGAGCACATAACATTCTAGCTGCGCTCAAAAAGGCTTCAAAAGAAGAGATAGATTATTGGAGCAATTGGTATCAACATGCTCATGGCCACGTTAGAGAACTTGCCGAACAATACGATATTCCTGTTGAAATAGCAGCAGCAGTTGCCGCAGTTCTAAGTCCAAATCTTGGATGGAATGCAAGCCTAATGGCCGCTAAAAGAGTTCTGGATAACTGGATGCATCTCGGCGGTGCCGAAGGATACCAATTCTGGCCAAATATTCCTGCATACAAAACCAATGTAAACAAGGCAATGAAGATTCTTGAAACTGGGAATCTTGATTTGGTTAAAGGTCCAAAAGTTACCGTATTCTATCACTCTCTTTTAAACCCAGACAGAGTTGAACGTGAACTTGTATTGGATGGTCATGCTATTAACGTCTGGAGAGGAATCAAAACTCCACTCAAAAATCTTAGACAACCAACCAAAGAAGAACGCAAAGCCATCATTCAAGATTATAGAAAAGTGGCAGATCTTGTTGGTTTAACTCCACAACAACTTCAAGCTGTAACTTGGTTTATCTGGAAGGCTGTAACATCACCACCTGAAGTTCATGGTCAGGTAGAAGTAGAGCAGCCAGCAGTAAAAGAAGCTCGACGACGGCTTATGCCAATGATCAAAGAGGTTGTTTCAGAACAATTGAGACGTCGAAAAATGCTCAATTCCTTTTCACTCTAATAGGAATGCCGGTTTGATGAGCCGCCCAAGCTCTATTGTGCCCGTCGGTCACATAGGCGTATTCCATTCCAAGATCATCATCTGAAAGTGGACGAGACCAGTCCAATTCGTGCTCATATCCGCCTTCTTCTGCTTCTTTGTATTGTTCAAGGTCTTGTTCATCCACAATGTGGATACCACCACGAATAGGTGGCATTCGACCCCAACCATTTTTCTTCATATAAGCAGAGAATTTAGGTATTTTTTCTTCAAAGTCTGTAGAAGCATTTACACCTGAACCACGAAAAAGTTCTGATTGAACCTCGTCCCAAGTTTTCTTTCCTTCATTGAAAAGACCTGCCAGCCGCTTGAAACGTCTGTTTGAAAAAACCCCTTCTTCTATTGGTTTTGCATCTTTGTATCTCAATTCCCACACGTGGAGTGGAATACCTTTATAATTGGCATAAGTAACCCTACCTCTACCGTCACCAATAGTAGAGAAAGTTTCTCCTGTCACAACAATAACCGGAGGAGGGTTGTCGCCCCACTCCTTTGTCATTTGAGCCCAATGTTTTCCTCGAAATGCTTCGAGTTCATTGTCATCCTCTATGTCTTCCATCCATGAACTAAGATCATCATAATAGCCAAGTTCATCAACTGTAAGCTTACCAAGATATCTCAAATCGAAATCATCGTAGGATGAATCTTCGTCAACTTCTTCAAATGACATCGCAGTGTGATCAATGGCATCTGAAATATCATTGTAAGATGGCTGAGGAATGGTATTGACCGTTTCCAAACTTTCTTTAAGATGTCCAGGAGGTCGGTACATCAATTCCATAAAGTCATAATTTTTGTAACGGCCTTTGTTTAACACAAAACCCAAACTCTTATAAAAGTTTGTTAGTTTGTTTTTGTTATAACCCCATTCTGAACTTGGAGTCAGGGTTACTATTTTTTGGACTTTGTCAGCATATTCATTGATGGCTTTAAAAATTTCTCTACCAATGCCACGACCACGAAATTTCGGGTTGACAACTATCAATGCTACAGAAATGTAATTTGGGTGTTCATAAACAACCCATTTGTCCAAATATGGCAAATATTTTTGTTTAATTTCTTTTATAGACATTGTCATTGACTGTTGTTAATTAGCAAATTAATAATCTTTTCTTTATGTTCTTTAGTAAGTCCATCCTTATCAAACGACGTTTGAACCCAATATTTTGACAATGGTCTTGCTTTATAATACGTCCTAGACCAACCCAGGTCTTGGTCGTCCAAAATTACATATCTATCAACGCCAATATTATATTTTAACCATTCAACAACTTCTTCGGCACGTTCTGTTGGTTCATATTCGGTTCCATTGTTACTGGTTCGCCAAAGCAATACTGGAGTTGAAGAATAAATCGGATATTTCAATCCTGCTCTGGCTAAAACAACACTCATTCGTGGGTCTACACGGGTACTGGAAGACAAAACAATTTTACACCCCGTTCTGGTCACTATGTCATTAATCATGGCAACCCTAACAGGGTCTAGGTGTTTTACCAGCTCATCTATCGTTGCCGTAAAGCTTGGTTTTGGAGCGTTTGTTTTAATCCATTCCAAATCGTTTAGAACGCCGTCTACGTCAAGAAACAATACTTTCATGTGTCCATGTTGAGCTAAAAACTTTAGCGTTTAAACGACGAAAGCCTCGTCTTAGACGAGGCTCTCAAATCTTTCTAGTAAGACTAGGTTATGATTTTATTAACCAATCTTCATGTATTATCTCTACAGAGTTTCCTAAAATTAGGAAGAGCCATTTTCCTTCGTCAGGAAAAGGAAAATTTTGTAAATTTTGCCACCCACTAGCATCAAACCAATATTGTGGAATTGATACACTTTTTTTGCTTAATAAGAATCGATCAACAACAAGACAAAATTGAGGTCTGTCAGAAGGAAATTTTCGTTTCACGAGACTGCCTATTGCAAATGGTTTACGCATTTACCCACCCTGAGGCGCTCTTGCATTTACCTTTCACCATTTTGGTGAAGCTAGAATAAGAGATGCCTCGCTGTCTACAATCTTCTTTAGCATTTTCACTTATTATAAACTGTTCGCCAGTTATCTTGTGTTTTAAGATAATACCAGCATACTTGGCACCGGCTATCTTAGCTCTATGTTCCTCAGTCAACGGTCTTCTCTTTTCACCTTTGCGCTCAATGTATGTTGGAGGTTTCGTACCTAAAAACCAACCACTAGATGATTTAATTTTTCTTTTGAGCATCAGGTGGAAGGATTTGTAAGAGAGATTGCGGGCCTCACACCAGGCTCTAACAGATCCTTCTATTGTGGTCGTCTCGCCCGTTTTTTTATTGGATACTGTCACATTAGCAGAATGGGCATTCCAACGTTTATGAGCATAATCTTTTGCCTTTTCTCTTAAGGAAGGATCTGAATAAATCTTTGTCATTATTTTACTCATTTTTTCTTTTCTATCTTCCTTCCATGGATGGTAACCAATATCAACAGCATACTTTGTTCCATTATAACACATGTTCCTATTATCAAATGCTTCATCTATATATTTTTGTTCTTCTGTTACACGAAGAAGTGACCACTCGTCTTTATCGCCCGATGTTGGGAGTTTTACGACTTTTACAACCTCATATTGGAAAGCATCTTTACCACATTTATTAAAATCTCTTTGTAAAAAGAGATTGTGGTGAGTTCCCTTTTTTAGGGCAGAAAGATGTTCTCTTGAACGTTGTTTAAATCTAGCGGCAGAGCCATAATACACTCTGCCGTTTTTTTTATTTAAAATTCTATACACGCCACCGTCATTTGCGTGACCTTTGAAAATGTTTTCCATATGACCTCTATATTTGCTACTGTTAGTAGTTTAGATACTTGAAGGTCATATGTCTAACGGATATCAAACACAATATTTTTTGCACATAGAATAAAAACAAAACGAAAAAGGCCACCTTTTTCGAAGGTGGCCTTAGTCAAACTATTCATAACCTATTATTTAGGTCATATGATACCCATGTCAAGAATGGTTACGGTTGCGTAGAAGTCATTTCTGACCATCTTCTTACCGTAACGGGTCATGACACCCTTACGTGGAGTAAAGTCTTCCTGAGCGTAGATAACTGGAGTAAGGATAAGTGGCACGTATGGTGCGTAGATGAATCCTGACTCAAGGAAGGTGTTACCCTTCAATCCGACAAGAACCTTGTTGCTTGGGAAGTATGGATCCTTGTAAACAGTGTATCTGTTGTTCAAGGTACCGACTGCCTCTGCTCCGATTACCATGTTGTCACGAACCTGACCGTCAGCATCTACTCTGTAGGAAGGCTTGTAGGCAACAAGGTGCTCAAGGATGGTGCAGACATCTGGGGAGGTAACAATGAAGTTACCGGAACCACGGAGTGTCTTACGGTGAATGGTGTTTGCTGCGTCCGTAATCGTCTCAAGAAGGGTCTGGTACCACTCTTGAATGTTTACGAAGGCCATTGGACCTGGGGAAAGCGTGCTGCTCTGAAGAGCCTCTTGTCCGGTGAACTTGTTGACAAGCTTACCTGGAGCACGAGACCAGTAGAGGTTAGCTGCGCCTGCCTGCGTAAGAAGGTCGTTCAAGATTTCACGGTCAATGTCAAGCGTGATCATCTCAGAGAGAATGTTCGTAAGCTCAACTTCTACGTCGATTGAGTAGAATGCCGTAAGGTCTTGAGCCATTTCTGGCGACCAACGAGCCCTAAGCTTACGGGTCTGAGCCGTTACGCTGGTGGACTCAATGCGGATGTCAACTTCTGGGATTCGTGGGCTGGAATCGACTGCAAAGTCAGATTCGAAGCTTGGAATCGTAAGAGTAGAACCATCAGCATTTACGCTAAGTGCGTCTGCGATTGCTGCGGAAGCGGTAACTGCGTTACCTACTGTACCATCAGGATCTGGTGGGGTACCTGCGTTTGCAAGACGAACAACGTGTAGAACGTGGGAGCCATTAAGCGGATCTGGTGTGAAGATACCGGTTGTAGCATTCCAGTTACCACGCTGGTTCATCTGACGAAGGTTGAGCACGCCACGACCACCCTGGTACTTCTCGCCCCACTCAACAGCAGAGTTGGTTGCTGCACCGAAACCGGTGAGTGCAATCTGGTTGAGGTTGTTGAGGTCAGCACCTGTGATCTTGCCCGTGAACTCGGATGCGCTTACGAATACGAATGCGTAGTCAAGCACGCCGTCGGTAAGATCGTTCTCAACACGGGTGTCGTACATGACGAAACGTGCGTTGAGACCTAGGAAGTCATCAGCGGTTGCTACGGAGCCACCTGGGGTCCAAATAGAACCTGATGCCCAATAACCGACTGAGTCGGTTGAACCAGAAAGGAAACGGCTCTGCTTGTGAACCTTTGAGTAGCCGTGACCTACAAGGTCATACTGACCACCGGTTGCAAGAGAACCGGAACGGATGCCAACACCACGTGGGTTGTTGTATACCGAATCCTGGCTGGTGTAAGTTGATGGATTCACAACGCTCGTTGTTGCGAACTGGTTAGCTGCGGTTCCAGCGTCACCACCAACCGAGCTGCCGTAGGTGTAATCGAGGTAGAAAAGAAGACCGGTTGGAAGGCTCATTGGCTGAACCGATACGATCTCATTTGAAATCAAACCTGCGAAAACACGGCGAACGATTGGGAATGCAACGTTTGTGAAACCTGCAATCTTACCGCTTGAGGTCAAAGAAGCACCACCGAGGGAAAGTGCGTTGGTTTCCTTGAGAAGCTCAGCTGCCTGGTTCTCAAGAAGACGTGCCATTCCGTCACGGTTCATGCCTTTGAGGCCCTCAAGAAGACCAGTTGCTCCCCACTTCTTTACAAGTCGTGGTGAGTCTGCACCAAGAGAGCGACGGTGTACGCCTTCTGCTAGTTGCTCTAAAGTAAAAGTCTTCATGGTATTCTCCTCGAATCTCCTGTTTCTAAGTATGTGTTAGAATATCTATTTTCCGTTAGTCAACCTTTTTGATCCCGGCAAGTACCTGCCAGCGATTTGGAGATTGTCCATTGGATTCATGACCTGTCTGTGGCTGAGCGGCCTCAGTGAGGTTTGCGCTCCCTGGTTTGGTCACCTTTGAGGAAGAACCACCCAATTTGCGGGAAGCTGATGCATGCTCGTCGAGCCTGCGCTTAATCTTTGTGTAAATAGCCTTTGTTTCGGCTACGCTTGTACCCTTGTCAAGGTGCTCAACAATTTGTTGTAGAGCTTTCTTGGTAAGAGCCTTTTCAGAGAGTGCTCTCTGAAGGAACTTGCTGTAATAAACTGCCTTTGAAGTAAAGAGGTTGGTCTCGGCAAGCTGCTTATTCAAACCGGCCACCTGCTTTTCTTTTGCTTCAAGCAATTTCATTGCCTTGCTGAGCTTCTTCTCAAGAAGCTTGTTCTTGCGAGCAAGGTGACTGAGCTTACGGGATTCCATCTTCATTCCTGCCTCTTCTAGATCCATGTCTACGTCCATGCCTTCTCCAAGGTCTTCTTCATCGGCAAGAAGAACATCTTCTTCGCCAGACTCTGCATCGGCCATGTCCATATCAAGGTCCATATCCATTTCTTCGTCTTCGCCTTCGTCGTCAACAATTTCGACTTCTTCGTCATCGTCGCCACCGACATTGAGGGCTACATCGACATCAAGGTCGTCGATGCCAAGAGCAGCAAGCTCTTCTTCAACCTCAGGTGGAAGATCGACGGAAAGAACCAAGTCTGCGTCGTCTTCAACTTCAAGATCTTCCATCATGCCATCTCGTACATGCTTTCCTTCATCTTGAGGTTGCTCTTGTGCTTCTTGTCTTTGAGGTTGTCATGAGACTCATCTTCGCCACCTTCTGGTTCGGCGTCTTCCCAAGACTCGGCTTCTTTGCCGTCAGAAGCTTCTCTAAGAGCTTCGAGCTTGCGCTTAATATTTTCCTTACGGATTGCTCTTACAGCCTCTGCAAGTTCTTTGTCATCGACTTCAAACTCCGCAACTGGCTCTTCATCCGTGTCACCAAATCCGGCTGCGCCTTCTGCAACGTCGTCGTTTGCATCAGTGTTGGCGTCAGCACTGTTTTCGTTCATTGAACGGGTAACGGTCTCGTCCTGATCTTCCTCGTCAATAACAGGCTCACCTTCATCCCAAGGACGTGAGTGAACTTTGCCACTGATCGACTTTGCATCAACAGAACCTGCGGTTCCGCCCTTCATCTCCTCAGCAAGCTTGCCCTCTTGAGCAACTTCGATGTCTTCAGGGCCACCGAGGTGTGGGTCAACACCAGAGACGTTGGCTGCATGACGTGAATACTCATCGTCAACCTTCACACCGGTCTCATCAGTGTGTACAGAATCTTTTGCGAGATTCTCATCTTCCTCGAAAAGCTTTGCTGCGAATTCCTTAAGACTTGTCATGTCGGTACCTTTACCTTGTTCTTTCTTCAAGTAACTATGATCCAAACTAGCCTCTTTCAGCTTTAAGAACAAAAATTCTAACTTGTTTTCGTTGAGGCGTGCTTGTTTACTTGTAATTAGGCCCCTATCTCGCATATCATCCAAAGCTTCCATTAAATCGAACAATCTTTGTTTAATTGAGCCTTTTGAAACATCTGAAATGCGACCTGTGAAATATGCCCGATCAATTCGTTCGGAAATATTGCTAAGGACTCTATTGTATTCCCTATAAGTAACCGCTTCAGTTGGTAGCGGTGGAACTTCTTCTTCTGTCTCGGCTGGTTCAACAGGAGCAGCACCGGCAGCTGGTTCGGTAGCTGTTTCTGGTGCTGGAACTGCTTCGGTACCAGTGGTTGAGGCTGGAGGTGTTGTGCCAGTTGGTTGTACTGGAGCCTGACCTGGAGTAATAGTAACTTTGTCTGTTTCTGCATCCACAAACAGATCATCAAAGTCAACTACGATTTTTCCTTCTTCGTCAGGCATAGAAGCACCAACCAAATCCTCTCCAGATGGAGCAGGAACAGGTGCGTCAACTGGTTGATCGCCAAGTTCTGCTCCAAGAGCCTGAGTTGGATCAGTAGTTCCGGCTGGTGCAGTGGTAGCCATTGGACCACCCATACCCTGAGGATCTGGTGGAGTTGGAAGGTCTTCCACATCTTCATCTTGTTCAAAGAAGAAGTCAGTTGAACCAGCAACTTCCTTTGCGATCACTCGCTTGATGTAAGGGGTGAGCTTTTCAATTAGACGATTCTTCGCATCTTGTTCTGCGATTTCTCGTAGCTTCTCAGCGTCCCTTAGTGCTTCTGTAAAAAGGTCTGTCATCCTATTTCCTCAGTGGGGGAAGATGGTGTTATCTTGGAGTTGAACTTCCGAGTGTGAGAGAGCCAATGGTTTGACGACCAATGTTTTCTCTTGTGTCGGATGGAGATGCTAGTCCGTCACCATCAAATGCACCACCACCTCCACGTGCAGCTTGCGTTACTTCTACACCAGCTGCTGGAATATCAGCTGGGTTCTGTCCTTCTGCGGGAACAGCAATGTTTGGAGCATAAGGCGATCCAGGCAGACCACCACCACCAAGAACTACTTCTTCAAGATTTGGCGAATCGCCATAATCTCGGTTGTAGCTGGTTGGTAGATCCCAATAAGCAATTGCCGCAACATCCGCACCCAATTCACCACCAATAAGAAGAGTATTTCCCTGCTCAGTAACGATCTCGTCGTTGATTTCGTTTCTGTAAATGGGTGAACCTGGGTGAGCGGTCTGTAATGACTCAGTGTCAGAAGAACCGTTTCCTCGTGTTCTGGCTGGTACGTTAATCTTGAATTGTTCGAATGGCATTGCTTATTCCTTTTGCTATCTGCTTACTAAATATTACGCAACAAAAAGTTTTACTTCTTCTCGTATTTTCCAAACGCTAAAG